TTCATCAATATGGTCTATACACCAATCTTTACCTTTTGGTCTTGGTTCCCCCCAACATTCTACCACAAGTTGATGTAGTCTTTTTCCACGAACTACAACATAACCATCTCGTTTATCAACTCTCCCAATAGGTTTCACATTTAGAATTTTACCACAAACACTAACATAAATGTCAGGATAAGTTTTTGATTGTTTATAAGTAATTCCGTCGAGTTCCATTAGAAGAGTTATAACTAATGTTATTTATATCCAAACTACATTTGGTGTAGTTTGGATATAATCTCAATCTCTGGTTGCTCTCACTTTTTCAATAGTGCATCCTTTCATATATTTTTTCATGAATTTAAAATTATTAAGGATGTTCATGATTTTACTGAGAGGATAACGATAGAGGAAAAATGGTGTTCTTTCACCACGTTTTTCCATATAAAAAACAATAAGTTCTTCTTTTCCTTCTTCGTTTATTTTAATCCGACTTTCGTCTGGTGTTTGAAGTTGTTTGTTTATTCCTTCCCAACAATCATAGTCATACTTTCCAGGTCGTTGATTATCAAATACTTCTTGAATAGTTTCGGTCTGTTCTTGTGTTAATTTAAAAGTCATAGTAAGTCTTCAGTAGTTTTGTGTTATTATGGTAATTTAAAAGTCATAGTCAGTCTTCAGTAGTTTCGTGTTCTACATTTACATATTCAGTTTTGGGAACATACGGAAAGTCAATATACACCCGACTGCCACGACTAGTAAAAGCAACACCATCAGGATTCACGAAGACTTTGCCACGAATATCATATGCTTGTCCACCTTTTTCATCCTTGAAGACACGAGAGCATCTCTTATTTTGAAATCCTTTATCTTGAAATCCTTCATTCTCCAAATTCTTCCACTCATCATCATCACCAGTCAAGGGCGAAAGTGGTTCCCGTCTTAGAAGTTTTTGAAGAATACCAATCGCATATTCTGCCGAAAATCCAGAGTGCCCCTCTTCGTCAAATACATCCACTATTTTGAGAATATGTTGACACATTTCATCATTCATTTCTTCCCCAGAATTATACATTCCGATTCTGGTTAGTTCATCAATCGCATAAGTTTTAATCGTAGTCATAATTAAATCCAGTAAGGTTTTCTTTCGGGGATGCGAAGGTAATTATCCTTCACCCAAGGTTTGGAAGCAATATATCTTCTATATGCCTCAAATGTATCAATTGAAGTATCGCACTTGAACTCATCCGGCATTGCCCTTGTGAATTCTACCACATTTTTATGGATAGAGATTTCTTTTCCACTTTTAGTAGCAAAGATATTCTCAGCAACTTCAAGACCTTTCATACAAGCATGATCTTTTTCATAACGATGCCGATACTCATTACAAAGGGCATAACCGTGCCGAATCAACCAGGCAAGGTTCTCATGGGATTTTGCTGCCCATTGAGTACAGGGATGATTACGGAAGGCACCCTTCTCTGTACTGTACGGTAGACCGTCTTTTTTGGGAATGTATCCCCAATCATAATACCACTTGGAGAAGATGACGGAGACCATTTGACAGGTCTCCAAAGGCATTTTGACAACGTGTTTATCAGGAAGTGCCACGGCAGAAAGAACTGGGCACTGGTCAGTCACAAAGATGTTCATAATTAAAAACAGAACTTTTTCAAATAATAAATGACTTTTTTCGGTTTATCCTCCAACCAAAATGCTTCATGTTCCATTTGTCGCATCCACTTTTTTTTGGTTAGGGATATTGATCGATTAATGTCTCCCATTTTTGTTGGAGGCAATGGCATTTGACTTAATGGAATTCCAATTGGATTCATACCCCTACATGCTTGAACTACATGAACTGCTTCGTGATAAACAGTTTCATTTAAGTACTGATTTGGGTTTGAACCTTTTAGAATAGTTTTGGTGCAGATAAAGAAAGTTTTATTTTCCCGTATGACTGCACCAGCATAATTGTCTCCAGCACACCAGGAAATATTTTCCTTCACTTGAAAATGTGCCTTTGCAACTAATTCTACAATCTGTTTGCCTTCAGGAGTCAAATAATAAGGAAATAGCATCAAGAGAAATCTGAATCGGGTTCTAGAGCAATATAATACTTCAGATTGTACTTGGTATTGCTGAACTGTGACAGTAATTTTTCTGACACAATCACGTCATATGCACCAGGAATAATCTTAATATTCTCTACCTTGAAGTTAAAGGTGAACTTCTTATCAGTCTCACCAACCACAATTGAGTATTCATTGGAGGTATCGTTTTTCTTATCACGAACAACCAAACGAATTACACCCGCTTCACCAACTGCAGAAAGATCTGGAAGTTGATAAACTGCCGCTGCCTTTACTAGTTTTTCTAGAGAGGCGCTTTCCAACTGAAAACAAACATCTTGTGAAGGAAGTTGAATTTCCTTTTCGGGAGGAGAAATAATTACATTTGGATCCGCAAAGAAATACTTTACCCTACGCTTACCTTCCCGAATCACAATATGGGAATCATTAGTAAAATCCAGTTCAGGATCTTTATGAAGACCAAGACCATTCAGAAACTGATTCAGGTCATAAACTGCAAAGTTACGGGGAAACTCTTCGATAATATCTGCTTCAGCAAGAATATTCTTTGCCACAGAAATGGTACGAAGACGGGTTCCTTGCTTTACCAGAATGGAATTGTTGATTCCAGCAAAGTTCTTAAGAATTGTAAGTGTGTTGTCAGAGAGTTTCATTTTGTATTTTATTTGAATTCGGACAGACCATTATTTGATCGAGTATAATGCTTGTCGAAGTGAAGAAGTAGCATAGCATAGTGAATGACCTTGAGCAAATCACGCTTGTTGCGCCCATCTTTCCGACCATATCTAGAACCATACTTCAAAATATTCACTTGACAGAAATCTTGAGCAAGTCCTTTAGATGCAGCTAAGTCAATAGTTTGAATATCTTCATATCCTTCTTCACTACCCACATAGTGACTATCATATGTACTTAATACATATTCACCAATATCTTTGAGAATTTGTTCCTCATTGTATTTCCATTTCATTTTATAAATCTCCATTGAGAAGGGAAAGGCAGATTTTACCTTCCCCAATTATATCAGAAAGGAGAGGGTTCGTCAAGAACTGTAAGAACTTCATTTGACACCGCAGTAGGCATCTTGAAATCCACATCCACTTTATCATACAGTTCCAGGAAGCACTGCTTGGTCTCATCGTCAAAACGATTGGTGCAAACCTGAATTGCCTTTGCCTTATCATTGAAGATACTGTAGGCACGGATGATATGAACCAGACGACGGGTGCTGATGATTTCCTCAATGCCACCATCATAGAAGGTCTTACGGATGATGTCTGCCCAGTCCACAAGACGCTTGCAGAAATTGCGATCATCCATATCCATTGTAAGTTGCAAATCTTCCCCAACACCTTCCAGAATCTTCTGCTCAGTAGCAGGGGCAGGATAGGATTGCTCAAAGGTTACAGGGAAACGCTCCAGGAACGCTTCGTTGAGCACGTTGGTGCCGATAAAGCGACCATCATCAGAACCCTTACCCTTGGTGTTTGCAGTGGCAACTACGGTGAATCCGTCAGTAGGTTTCACAAACTTACCAATCTTCTTCAGGAATACACCCTTACCTTCTAGGATGGATTGTAGGCAAAGGATTTTATTAGAAGCAAGGTCAATCTCATCCAGAAGCAGAACAGCACCACGTTCCAGTGCTTCTACAACGGGACCATTGTGCCAGGCAGTTTCACCATTCACAAGACGGAAACCACCAATCAGGTCATCCTCATCAGTCTCAATGGTGATATTCACACGAATCAGTTCACGCTTGAGTTGGGCACAAACTTGCTCAACACTGAACGTTTTACCATTACCCGAAAGACCCGTAATGAACGTTGGATAAAAGAGATTGGAAGCAATAATTTTTTTAATATCGTTAAAATTACCAAACTTGACGAAGGTATCATCTTTATCGGGAATAAGATTTTGTTCTACAGCAGGAAGAGCAGCAGGTGCTTGATAGGTACGTTCGATTTGTTCAACTTTCTCTTGAGTGACTTCAAGATTCCAACGACCACGATCAGTCTTAAATGGTTCTAGGCGACGAGTCACGGTTTGATAGTTGACATCACGAGAAGCGCAATACCCCCTAATGTCACCAGCAGATAGATCGGAACCGAATAGGGATTGCAGTTCGGAAATTAGTTGATCGTCAGTCATAGAAATTTTACGAGGCATGATTAAGTTAGGCGTGTTTCATTTCAACTCCCATATTATACACACAAAAAAGGGGGCAGTGAGTGCCCCCTGTGACGGTTTGGAAAGTGGTCTCAACCTCTATCCTTTCCCTTTCCCATTTTTTCACGTTTTTCTTTTGCCTTTGCAAGTGTTCTTTGTCTTGCTGCTTCGCGTTCATCCTCAGGAATAGAAGTTATTGCACCCAGACGCTCTGCCGGTTTTCCAGGAACTGCTGATTCGCAAATACTATTTCTCCAATCTTCGCTCATATTCACCATAATGACTTCTGCCTGCTCCACAGACTCAGCATAACCTTCTTCAATGAGGTGTGAAAGAATTACATCGTAAATATCTTCTCTAATATCAACATCACTAATCTTCATCGATCTAGTTTTTCTTTTTGGTTCTTCTTTTGGTTCTTCTTTTGATTCTGGTTTCCCAGTAGCAATATTATGTAGTTTGCCAAGAGCAGAGACGTATCGCTTTAGTTGTGCCTTAGTTTTTGGTTTGTACTTATCTTCATAAATTTCTGCCATCTCATCCCAAGTATATTCGCTCAGGTCATAACCTTCTTCTACAAGTTGATTTACCCATTCTTTAACTTCTTCTTTATCTTTAAATCCCCAGAACTTTCTCACTGGAGCAGATTTTTCTGCTCTTTTTCCAACTTCTCTTGCAACTTTATAAGTAATAGCAATATCTTCTCCTGCTCTTTTTAGAGCACTACCAATTTTTGATCCAATACCTTGTTTGGTTTTAGCAGGAGTTGATTCTTTTTCTGGTTGTTTTTTTGCTGCTGCTTTTGTTGCTTGACTTCTAAGGGCAGCAGTCATTCCAGATGGTTTTGATTCTGATGCCTCATTTTCTGCTTCCTGTCTTGCTGCTTTTTGAGCACGAAGTCTCTTTAATGATGCTGCTTTTGGTTTTCCTTTGATTTCTTTTCCAGAAGCAAGTTTAGGTTCAATTTTTGTGCCACCTGATCTTGCTTCGGTCAAATAATAATCTTCGACAATATCATAAACAAATTCGACAAACTCACCGATACCAAGTTCTTCAATCAGAATATCAATGCCATCCTCATTGAGTCCATATGAATAGAAGTACTCAGTAGCAACTTCTACAATATCTTCATCATGGATGGCATTATTATATTCCTCAAACTTCTCTCTTAGTTCTTCATCATAAACTGCGTTATAAAGAAGATGCATGTCTTTAATTTGTTCGGAGTTCATATTCTTTTAGATTTTTTCCTAGTTTTATTTAGGAAATTATGCAACCAGTTCCACAAACTCACCAAGAACTTTCTTATTCATTTTCTTAGTCTTCAAACTTTTCACAAAAGCAGATTTAATTTGAGTCTTAGTAGCATCATTGGCAACCTCAAACTCTGCATCATTTGAAAGAGCAGAAGAAGAAAGTCCGAAATAAGTATGATACCCAGAGTTCTTAATAGAGAAAGATTTTTCTTTCTTCCAACTATTCATAATTTTGTCATAATCCGAACTAACCCATCCAGTGAAACCACGAACGAAATAACCAACATCACGAGATTGCAAAATCCTCATACCAATAAAGTTGACGGAAGGAAACTTATCACGAAGATTGTGAAGAAGAACTTTGGTAAGATCAGATTTTAAAGAATAAGTATGCCCAGTCTTACGATCACGCAAAAATGAATTACTTGAAAGAGCATTCAAACCAAGATAAGGTTCCTTCTCATAAGAACGATTAAACTCCACATGATACTTCAGGGAATGCGCTTCCCCATCGGTCAAAACTACACACTGAACTTTCTGTAGTTTATTCTCTTTCTGGAAAGTAGGAAGAATTTCGTGAAGAGCGACCAAACTCTCATTTAGAGGAGTGCCAGAAAGACTCCAACCAACTGGAGTATAATAATCCCCCCTATGACTAAAAGTGTTGGCAACTCGATAGATATTCAACATTTGCTGTTCCGTAGTACTACTATTTGTCTTACTAGTAAGCATATTCATCAAAGAGAAATTTTCATGAATATGAATTAATCCAGATTTCTTTTGATATAAAGGTTCGGGCATAATAGGTTTATGATTTTCATCATATTTTAGGGTTGGATAATCACTTGTAAAAGCATAAACTTCAAAAGGAATTGATACTTTCCTACAGAACCAGACGAGATTAAATAGTTGCTTCACAGTATCCAACATTACATCATTCATAGAACCAGACCAGTCCAGAATGAATATTAGACCATGATTCTTACCAGTTGCAAGTGTAGTAATCTTACGGAACAGATCTTCATTATATTTGTAAGTATGGAGTTTAGTGCAATCCAGAACACCTGTGCGAGCAGTTGTGGCACGAGCATAACTATCTGCTGCCTTACGACATTCAAACTCTTTCACAAGATAATTGACTTCCTTCTGTGCTGAACGCTTGAACTCACGATACTCTTTATCTACTGCACCAAAGATTTCTCCAGATTGATATTCATTCCTATCAAGATAAGATTTCCAAGATTCCTTACACTTATTATGAACCTCAGCATTATTTACAATAATTTGCTTTAAATTCACTTTAGGAATCTCCACATAAACATTCTCATAAGTATCTCGATTTACAAGATCTTTGAGTGCTTCTTCCAGATTGTCAACGGTCTTGACTTCTGGTTCAAAAGTTTCACCACCTTCATCACTTTTAACTTTCTGTTCTTCAGATTTTTGTTCTCCATCTTGATTAGAACTTGAACCATCACCGCCTTCAGTTTCAGGTTGGTCGTTCTCACCCTCTTGTTGGTCGGAAAAGTCAGATGCAGATTGGTTAGAACCACTCTCCTGTGACTCAAGATTATCAATCTGAATTTTAGTTTCTTCCTGTTGCTTTTGCTTACAATACTTATAGAGTGCCTCTGCAGCATCCAGTGCTTCGGTAAAAGTTTCAGCAGCACCGATTTGGTCAACAATCTCCTGCTCTTCTACCGTAAAATTAAGAAGAAGAAAATTACCAATCTTAAAGTAAAGATTAGCACGGTCAGCAAGATTCATCTCATCAATATCTTCGTCCCCTAACTGAAAAAAGTCCTCATCACTCAGTTCCTTATACCCACCATAGAAGGTCTTGGCAAGACCAGCATAACGACGCTTCATCAGTTTCTCAATACGAGCATCCTCAGTCACATTCACAAACTGAGGAGGAACTTTGCGAGTTTTAATCCAATCCTCATCAGGTGTGAAGAGAGCATGACCGACTTCATGACCCACCAGAAGGTCATAGACAATATTGCTTGCCTTCTCCCACATCGGCAGAGTCAGCACCCGAGTATGAACATTAAAGCAGGCAGTCTCCACTTTCTTGTGCTCAACCACAAGGTCTTCGGTGGCAAGCAGTTTGGCGAGTTGGGACTTGATTTCGTGATTGACGGGCATTGGTTTTAGTTTTGGATGAACCTACTATACAAAAGAACCTCCCTTTTTGGGGGAGGTGCTGTGACGCTTTTTGAACTGGGCCAGTCGGGCCTTTGCTTGTCGGAGTGCCTGCGGTTTGAGTTTCCGTTTCTGCTCCTTCTTAGAGTGATGGTAGCGATTGGGGATTTGCATGGTTCTGGTTGTTTATGATTCTATTTTATACGAGAATCCTCCCTTCTTATCAAACCTTGTGACACTTTCAAATTTGTCTTCAAGTCCTGTCTTATGAGAAATCACGAATATATTAGCATCCTTTATCACATAACGGATAATTTTAAGAAATTCATCAGTTCCAAATCCATCCAGAGATGAATCAAAAACTTCATCCATAATTAAAAGATTCGTATTCACAGAGTTCTTGACTCTTGCAACTTCTCTCCAAGTAAAGAGAAGTGATAAATCAACTCTCATTTTCTCACCTTCACTAAAAGAACTGTAAGAGAAGTTCTCGTGAATAGGTGACTTGATACTCTCATTAAACTCTTCATCCAGATGGAAATTGATATAAAAATCCATCATCTGCAAATAACGATTCACCTGTTGATTAATAAGGGGAAGATATTTTTTGATAATTTTGGTTTTTACACCATCATCTTTGAGAAGAGAATATGCAAAATCATAATGAACGATCTCTTCCTTTTTAGTTCCCAAATCCTCAAAGACTTTTTGAAGATTGGTTTGAAACTCATCTAACTTTTCGTGTTCAGTATTTTTGTTTTCCAATTGTTTGGTAAGTGTTTGAATTTCACTTTCCAAATCCCTAACCTGTCGTTGGTTAGATGAAATCCTAGCATTGTTTTGAGAAATGTCATTGTTGAGTTTCGTAATCTCCTTAGATAATACAATGAATTGACGTTCTCTCTCTTCTTCTTGTCTTATGGTTTCTTCAAGATCTTTATAACCTTGCTGAAGTTCCTTGGCATTATTTTGAGAGTTTTCAATTCTATCTAGGCGAAATCTCTCATCTATAGTTTGAGTGCAGGTAGGACAAACCGTATTTTCAACAAAAAACTTATGCTCTTTTGTAATGGTAGATACTTTTTGGGATATTTTGCCTTTCAAATTTCCCAACTTTCTCAGTTTATCAGTTGCACCAATAACTTCTTCTTGTTCTTTCGTATATGCAAATACACTTTCTTCGGTTGTTGAATTTTGAAGTATATAAGCATCAACTTCAGCAATCAAATTGGTAATCTTTTGTTTATTGGAATTAATATTATCCTTTCCACGATTCTCTAACTGTTCGATAAAATTCTTTTGCATTTGAACTTTATCTTTAAGAGATTCTTTACTGAGTTCTAAAGATTTAATTTGATCTCTTTGTTGGCGGATTTTATCTTTAATCAGATTATTCATTACAGAGAAAATCCGAATATCCAATAAGTCCTCAATTACCTCACGACGATGTGCCGTAGTCAACTGCATAAATGGAACAAAATTACTAGAACCCAGAATCACAATTTGAGTAAAAGATTTATAGTTTACCTTTAAAATATTTTCTTCTAGAATTTTTTGATTGGCGCGGTCATCTGCTTCTTTATGCAAGAGAACGCCATTCACTTCAATATCAAAAATATTTGGTTTAATTCCACGACGAACCAAATACTTACGATTGTTGATGGAAAACTCAACCTCAACAACACAATCTTTTTCGTTGGTGCTATTGGGAAGTTGATTTTTGTTAATTTTACGAAATGCTTTGTTAAAGAGAACAAAAGTCAAAGCATCCAACACGGTTGATTTGCCAGCACCATTTGTCCCAACAATCAGATTGGTTTGATTCTTTTGGAAGTCCATTTCTATGAAATGCTGTCCCGTAGAAAGAAAGTTCTTCCAACGGATTTTTTTAAAGATTATCATTTTTAGGGGGAATCACAATGTCATTGGTGTAACTACAGCATACTTGTAATTATAAATTTTACAAGTTTTTATGGCAAGATCATCATCTACTTCTACAATTTCCATTTCATGATCCTCTCGATCTTCAAGCATTAAGGCGTAACGAGTTGCATCATCTTCTTCTTCAAATAGAAATAAGATTTTTTCACCATATTCATTATGAACGGCATATGCACCGTCATCTTTTTTATCCTTAAGACTTAAAAGATACACTATTCTACCTCGCAAGATTGTCGATAAAGGTCTTGAAGAATACCTTTAATGATATTCTTATCATACTGAAATTCTGCATCATCAACATAACGATTCAAAATTGAAATAGTACTTTCTTCTTCATCAACTTCAAAGTTCTCACATTCCTGAACTTCAAAGTTTTCAATAATTTTAAGGTCTTGAATACCTACAGTATAAAGTTTATCGATAAACTTTTCAAAATCCTTCGGTTTAGATTTTTTACGAACGATTACTTTTACAATTTTATTTTCGTACTCGGTAGCATCAAATTTTTGATGAGGAGTATCTTCATAATAAAGATTATAGAATAACTTATAAGGATTGTTGAATGGAGTATGCTCTAAAGTTTCAGTATCAAAGATATGAAATCCGCGACTATCATTCACATCCGTCCAATACATCTCATAAGTATTACCGAGATAGAAGACACGTCCATTATCAGAACGAGTATGGTAATGACCAGAAAATACCTTTGTGAACTTTGTAAAAATATTCGAATCCAGTCCATGTTCCTCCATAATTAGATTCTTATTGACACGGAAACCTTGAAGTTCTAGATGTCCCATTGCAATTTTTGCCTTGGACTTCTTGATCACATTCATCGTTTCATCATGATTCTCACTACAAATCCAAGGAATAAAGGTCATATCAATTCCCCCAACCTTTGTATTTGTCGGAGAACTATAAGTCTTGATATTTGGATAAGTCTTCAGAAGCAGGTCTGGGGAGTTTACATAATTGGTATTCTTGTAGTAACAATCATGATTTCCCACAATCATATGAACTTCATACTTACGGAGAGGTTCAAGTACAACTCTCTTCGTCCATTCCAGACTTTGATAATCAATTGACTTGCGACTATCAAAAGCATCGCCCATATGAATGACAGTGGTCACTCCATGTTCTTCTAAGGCAGGGAAAAAGACATTTTCATAGAAGAGTTCGAAATAATCATGAAGATGTTTGGAACCCTTGCGGGCACCCCAATGGGTGTCAGAAAGCACACCAATTTTCACTTTTGTTGCCTCCTACTATTTTCTTGTGCGGTTTTCATAAGATGCTCTTTGTGTGTAATAACTTGTAAATTATTCGGATGGTGCAATCCACCTTCAAATAACGGAACGATATGGTCTACATCATACTGCACCCCAGTGGTAAAAGTCAAGTGCTGTGCCTCTTGATATATTTCTTGTATTTGACGAAGTTGTTGTTCAGTAATGTCTATTGGAATGCCAAGTTGTTTTCTAGCAATATATCTTCTAGATCTTTCACAACCTACTGCCTTACCTCTTTCAGTTTTAGCATATTTCCTTTTTATTCCATTAACTTTTTCTTTATTGTCCTCATAATATTTTTGTTTCTTTTCCTTTGTCCTGTAAGGTTTCATCAACTCTTCATTATTCAATTTTTCCAATCCTTTCTTTTTAAGGCAGGGAGCACAACTGGAAGTGGATACATACTTTTCATAACTACTACAATGTTTACAGGCAGTGGAACCTTCATAAGTTTTCTTACCTTCCTCTATTGCCTGTAGTCTATTCTGCCTTCCAATGTCGCTATATTGATTGGGCATAATGCTCCGTAATGTTACAATTATTTATAACACTTTGGAGCATTTTTCATCGATTACTATTTTTATATTGAATGGCATCTTTCATACTGTTATATTCACTATTGCCCCCAGAAAGCAAATTATCATCAATTACCATTACTTCATCAAATCCAGTTCGTTCTATCAATTTATCTTTAATT